AAAAGCAGATCGCCGAGGACAACCCCGAGCATGAGATCGTCTACGAGAAAAAGAAGGCGGCTACGCGCGTGCGCATCAAGTGGGGTGATATCGACCTCGACGAAGACAGCTATCGCGTTCAGGTGTTTCCTGCGTCTGCCTTCCCGACCAATCCCGCGGCGAAGATCGAAATGTTGGAAGGCATGCTCGAACGCGGCACCATCGACCAACAGGCTTTCTACGAGCTCTCGCTTGACGTCCCCGACTTGGAGGCCATGCGCAACCGCGTTGTGGCGCCGCTCGAGCTGCTACATCGGCGCTTCGACATGATGCTTGAAGACGGCGAATACCTCGCGCCCGACACATATATGGATCTCGAGATGGGCATCCGCGAGTGCGGCATCACGCTGCAGCGCGCCGAACTCGATGGCGCTCCTGCTGAGCGTCTCGAGCTGCTCCGGCGATGGCTCGGCGATGCCAAAGCACACCTAGACGCAGCAGCGCAGGCCATGGCGCCACCAGCGCCGCCGCCGATGCCCCCGGGCATGGATCCAGGCATGATGTCCCCCGAGGGCATGGGCCCGCCGATGCCTCCTGGGGCACCTCCCGAGCTTGACCCTGCGCTTGCTGGCGTGCCCGACCTGCCGCCGATGAACTAGAGGAACCATGAGCCAAGAAGTTGCCGACATCGCCACCGCTGACACCGCAGCGCCCGCCCCGGATGTTCCCGCAGCGGCGCCCGATGCCGCGCCCGACGCACCCGCAGCAGCCATCGAAGCGGCAAGCGATGCGGAGCTGCTCGAAGCGGCCGACGCTGCCCTGAGGGGCACTGACGCAGCAGACGACGTTCCCGACGCCGACGCCGCGACGAAGCCAGGCGCAATCGGCGCCAAGCCCGACGACGCGCCCAGCGATGATCCACCCAAGCCTGACGCCAAGCCCGACGACGAGCCCATCGGCGACATCGAGCGCAAGACCGGATCGCGCGCGTGGGAGCACAAGCAGCTCCGGCGCAAGCAGCAGCAGCAAGCGCGCGCTGAGGCGGACTATGACGCGCGCGTCAAGGCGCTCGCCGAGAAAGAGGCAGCTGCCGCGGGTGATGCGGAGCTCGCCAAGTTGATGACCCTGAATCCAATCAAAGCCGCGGAGGAACTCGCCAAGCGCGGAGGGTTGCGCGGTGACGAGTTTTTGGAGCGCCTGCAGCGGGCGTACGTCAAGGGCGACGATGGCGGCCAGGCCGACGTGCGCACCGATCTTGCCGAAATCAAGGCAGAGATCAAGGCGCTCAACGAGGCTCGCGCAGCAGCTGTCGCCGAGCGCAAGGAGGCGGCACAAGCAGACGCGCTGGCCAAGCAGAAAACCAGCTGGGTAGATGGGCTCGCCAAGCAGGCCACCAATGGCGGGGGTTACACCTACCTCGCTGCAGCCATGAAAGCAGATCCCGAAAAGACCCGCCGCGCAATGGCTGACGCGGTGGAGACGATCTGCCGCGAAGGGTGGGAGGTCGCACCCGAGGACCTGCTTGACGAACTTGACAAGCAGGAAAAAGCCAGCCACGATCACTACGCAGCAATGCAGGCGCACCTCTCGGGGAGCGTTCCGGGCCAGGGACACCCGGCTGGCCAGCCAGCAAAACCCGCCTCAGCACAGAGGACAGTCACCCCCCACGATGTCGCTAACAGCGGCGGCGCACAACGGGAGCTAACTCCTGAGGAAAGGTTGCTAGAGGCCGATAAGCTTCTGCGGTAACCCCGAGGCTGACAGCTCTATTGGCGCATGCCGTCAACAGGAGCTGCAATGGCTAGTCTGACTACTACGGCGTTCGCCAACGCCTTGAAAATCCTCTACAGCAAGGGCTTGGAGGAGGTTTGGTACAAAAAGTCCCCATTCTTGGCATGGGTCAACAAGAGCTACAACTTCGAGGGCGCGTCCAAACAGATCGTCCCGCTAGTCGCTGGCATCCGCGGCTCGACGAAGTTCGCAGAGGCGATGGCTGCCAAGAGTAACCCGACGCTGGCCAAGTTCTTGGTCACGCGGGTAAAGGACTACGTGATCGGCTCGATCGACAACGAGGCAATGAAGGCCTCGCGGTCGCAAAAAGGCGCGATGGCGCAGGCTCTCAAGACGCAGATGGACGCCGCTCTGTACGAATTTGGCCGCTCCGCAGCCTTCCAGGTTTGGGGCGACGGCACCGGTACACGCGGCACCGTTTCGAGTGAATCGACTGTGACGCTGACTCTCACCGATGTGAACGATATGGTTAAGTTTGAGATCGGTATGGTGGTTGAGGCCAAGTCGAGCGGCGGCACGCTGCGTTCTGGATCTGTGGCCATCACGGCTATCGACCGCGATGCCAAAACGCTGACCGCTGCGGCCAACTGGACCACGGGCATCCCTGGCCTTGTGGCTACCGACACCATCGCTCGCGCTGGTGACTACACGGCCAGCAGCAGCAACGTCCTGAGCGGCGTCTTGGCTTGGATTCCGCCAACGGCCCCGACAACCGGTGACAGCTTCTTTGGGCAGGATCGCTCTGTCGACGTCAACCGGCTGAGCGGAACACGAGTGCTCGGCGCCGGCAAGACGATCGAGGAAATCGTCTTCGATGCGCAGGCTGAGGCGGCAATCAATGGCGCACAGGTGGACACGCTTTGGCTCAATTCCAAGCGGCGCGCCGAGTTGTGCAAGAGCCTGCAGGGCAAGGCCATGTATCAGCAGACCAGCGTTACTAGCAGCGGCGGCCAGAGCGGCAAGGTGAAGGTTGGCTTTACCGGATTCGTCGTACCCGGCGAGGATGGCCCAGTGACGATCATGTCAGATCCCAACTGCCCCTACGCCTACGGGCTCATGACTCGTAAAGCGGCGTGGGAGCTTTCTTGCCTCGACGGCTGCCCTCACTTCGCAGACGAAGCGGGCGGCAAATTCATGCAAGAGACCTCGGCCGATGCCATTGAGTTCCGACTTAAAGTGTATTGGCAGCTCTGCTGCGAAAACACCCGCGACAACATCCTGATCAGTTGGGACGCATAGGAGGCAATCATGGCTATCAAAGACAGCACTGACCTGATTAAACACCTCGCCCACACGCAATCGCAGGACGACATTGACTACCTGTTGCGCGAGAGGGTGATATACTGCCACCTTCCAGCGGACGCAGCGGCGGCAGATGCCACCAACTATATCCTGCTGGAGGCCGACGAGAATATCGAGCTGGTCAGCGCCAAGATCACATGCGCCGCCGCTGTCGCTCTGGACGCGTCTGACTACGCCACGCTAGACCTGAACATCGAAGACGGGGCTGCGGGCGGACTCACGTCTATCGACAGCTTTACCACTGCGGCCACCACACTGGCCGCCAGGGTGGCCAAGTCGTGGTCCGGCATCGCTGCCACGGATACCCTCGACGCGGGGGAAATTCTCGTCCTCGAGGTCACTAAGACCGGGAGCGGTGTCGTGATTACCGACTGCATGGTTGAAGTCAAGTTCCGCTACCTCTAGGGCAATCATGACCACCTCAGAAAAAGGGCAGTACCGGCCATATGCGGGAGCTCGCGGGCTGACCATTGCGAGCTTCCGCTTCGATACTAACAACGGCTCTGCCGCCGATGGGTTGGAAGATCCAGGCGGCGTAGTCTCTGCCATGACCTATTCCGCAACGGGTCAGGAAATCGCCACACTCAAGCGGCGGTACAAGCGGATATTTGCGCACGCGATCAGCGACGATGGCGACACCGTGGGTGAGGTAGAGGTGGACGCCTCAGCGAGCGCCACAGCGGCAAATACGGTCACCGTGTCCACGTGGTCGGATGCGGATCCACAGGTGGCGCTGGCAACCAACAACGTCAAGATCACGGTATTCCTCCACCTGTACGACAACTAGGAAGTAGGCCCCCATGGCTGCCAGCGTTCGCCTCGACGAACTACAACCGCGAGTTCGCGAGCTGGCAGACATGGAAACTGCGGCGGCCGCGTCTCACCTTATCGACGATACCGAGCTGAATCGGGCCATCAATCGCAACCTGAAGCGCCTGTACGACAAGCTCATCATGGTTCGCGGCGACGACTACTACGCCACCAGCAGCACTATTTCCACAGTGGCAGCGCAAGCGGCATATGCACTGCCCGCCACGTTCTATCAGCTGCTTACCGTAATGGCGTACGACGGGAGCGGCAACTATCGCGATCTGAAGCGCTGGGGCTACAAGGACCTGGCCGCGCTAAAGAGCCTGGAAGCCAACAGCAACAGCGGCCTGGAGTGGTACCGATACAGGCTAGTCGGCACCACGGTTGAGATCCGGCCCAAGCCCACCGCGGCAACTGACACGCTGGAATACCATTTTATCCCCACCATGACCGAGCTTGCCAATGCGAGCGACACGTTCGACGGCGTCAATGGATGGGAAGATTGGGCATGCTACGGGGCTGCCGTCGATATGGCTAACAAGGAGGAGAGTTACGAGCACGCGGCCGCATTGAAGGCGCAGCAGGCCGAACTCACCGAGGCGATCCGCAAGCTTGCAGGATCCCGCGACGCTGGCCGACCGCAGCAGGTACAGGACACGCGCAAGGACTGGAGCACGCGACGCCGCTTCGGGTGCAATGATTGGAATTACTAGGCCATGGGTCGGAACCCTGCCAACCCTAGGCCGCACCAAGACGACCGCCGCGCCGAGTCGCTCAGTGAGGCGGCGCGTGCGCTGCAGGGGCAAACGCGCAGCCTACCCTTCCATGAGGGCAACAAGGTCTCGGTGAGCATGACGGCCAACAGTAGCAAGGTCGTGTACCACCACCTCGGGCACGTGCCGCAGGGGTATCTACTCTGGGGCGTTAAGGGTGACGAGGGCAACGTCTCGTACACTGCCAAGGACGACAAGACAATCACATTCAAGAACGCCGCAGCAGCAGCGGCGGTCACATTCGACGCGTGGGTGTTCTGATGGCTCCGCGTAGCAAAATTCAGATCCCCTTGGCGCGAGGCCTTGGCCAGGGCGTAGACGAGCGCGTGCGCGCTCCTGCGGTACTGAGCGAGGCCACGAACGC